CCCCACAACATATCTTCATTGAATGGATTATCCAGTGCGACCTGTTTCTTAACTAAGAAATAACCACCGGACATATATTGATATTGTGTTCTAGACCACTCATCATATGGTAAGGCAGTGTATCTAGGGAATATTGGGTCATCCCATGTAACCCAATCTGTGAAGTGTCTCTTACCATTAATTAGGTATTGTGCATTGGAACAGATATCCCAATCTTCACCAAACTTGACGAAGTTTTGATACCAATCATGTTCAAAAACATAATAGTCATGCATCAATACGATATTGTCATACTTTGCTGCCTGACAGAGTGTATTCTTCTTGCGTGTAATCCAACCTGGTTGTTGTGTCTCATCGAAAAAGATATGACAGATATCCGATTTATCTTCCGGTTTTTCTCCACCAACAATTAAGATTTCATAGTTGCCAATATTCTGTGAACGAATGCTGGTAACTACTTCCGCTAATTGTTGTTTGTTTTTATAATCGGTTGTTATTGCAAATGTGAAATTCATACCAAACTTAAAATATCATCAACTGTATTTTTGATTGTGTGATTCAAATTAACATACTCATAAGCATCTTCAATCTGTTTAACATCAACGCCTTTGAAGTCTTTCATGTATTGCAATAATTGTTCATCGTTGTCATATGCAAAACCGAAGTCACTTAATAGTTTTGCACCAGCAAGATTTCTAGCTGCCCATGGTGTCTTATTCAGCATAGATTCCAGCAACACCAATCCAAATCCCTCACGGTGTGAGTGCATGATGTATAAGTCTGCTTCTTTGATTGCTGACATTACATCATCACGGTCATCAATCATGAGTGCCTTAACAAACTCAGAATCATTAGGTTTCATGTTGTGACGATTATCATAACCAGTCAAAACTAGAGTCACATCATCACGTCCAACTTTGTTGAAGGTATCAACCAACTCATGCATAGCTTTGTTTGGCCAATAACCACCACACGACAAGAACATGTATGGTGTTTTAATTCCATACTTCTCACGGAATCCTGAAGTGCCCATTGAAATCTTTGGGTCAATACCATGACGAATCTGTTTCGATTTTGTCATCATATTTTTATTTAAAACAAAGTCCCAATCTTCTTTAGTGGAACAACCAATATATGCAGTGTGTCTCATTGCATGTTTATAGACCGCACTTTCGGATGGAATAATTAACATGAACAACATAGGTGACGGAATGTTTGCAACATTACCTAAAACAAAGTCTTGTAGGCCAACATCACCGCCATGCACAACAATCAGGTCCCACTTCTGTAATAGAATTTGAGGGTCACTGGAAACACGAACACCATTCCAATCACCCTTATGTTCACCGGCAAATACTGCAACTTCATGTCCACGACTTAGAGTTTCCTCTGCCATGTCACGAACATAATTTTCAGAACCACCTGGATATGGAGCATATCGATGCACCACATATAAAATTTTAGCCATACTTAACCTCAATAACATTTCGCCAGTATGGTACTCTATCATATTGGTGTACGATTGTAAACTCTTTTCCAGTAGATGTACAAACTTTACCGTCAATCATCTGAGGTTCTGCCTCAAGTAGGAAAGGACGGAATTGTTCAATCTTTGATGGGTCAGCAGTGGTACCAAGTTGTGATGCCCAACCATCTTCTGAACGCATATAACGTGATGTTGACTTGTATGGTTCTTGCGAAATCATAAAGTTGAATGTAGATTGGTCAACAATAGGAATTGGTCTATTGGTTGACATTGTAAAAATCATGGCACACAAATCACGCATAGCAAAACCACGGCCAGCCAAAACGCCAACGTTGAATATTTCATTCTCTTTGAAGATGTTGTGGAAGAAAGGACCGAAGGTCTGCAACAAGTTTTCATTACCCCACGGTTCATCTTTATACTTCATACTTTCGGAAGCAAACATCAGGTGTTGACGTTCACCCAATTGTTTTTCTAAAAATTCAGTAGGGTCTTTTTGGAATACCACATCTTTAACATCAGTAGTAATTACATACCGATATTCTTTATCTTTCAGATAATTGTAGATGTGTAAGAAACGTTCAACGTGTACGGGCAGTGTAGAACTGTACGTTAAGTTTCCTGCTTGGTCTTGGTTAAATGCGATAACTGTGAAGCCTGAATCAACAATTTGTTTAGTTGTTGCGGCATCACAATTCATGAGAATCAGGACTTTATCACCTTTAAATCCTGACTTGTTGATGGAGTTGACCCAATATTTGAGTTTGGGCCAATCATAGTTGGTTGAACAACCGATAATCAAATCTTTCATAATATACCTCAGTTTGTTAATTATTTATTCGTCTTACGCCACTCTTTGAAATTCTTTACCTGACCTGGAGTATCTTTCAGGTAAGTTTTTAACAATTCATCTGTTCCCCACTGGCCTGCTCCGGACTTAGGAAGAATATCAGGTTGAATGTTTTTAGATTCATGTACACTCTTATGTAGTTTTACACCGGTAACGTCTTGGACGACTTTCCATGCATCATGGTTGCGTTTGTTCTTAACGTGGTCATCGAACTTTTTTTTCTGTTCGGGAGTTGCCTTCTGTTTGAACTTGATTAGTTCCATGATGCCAATATTGCCTGCATATGCAGCTTCAGACATTCCGTGTTTAAAGAATTGTATTCTTGCCTCTTGTTTGTGTACCCATTCATCGGAAGGCTTGCCCTCACCTTTATAGTAGGCAAGTGGTCTTTGAGTTTTCTTCGAAACGAGTGCCCAACGGCCGTTTACTTGTTTTAACATATCAGCCTCTAGTTAAATTCAAAATCTTTTGTATCTGTTCTTCAAGTACAGGTTTTCTGTTTGGCCATTTAATTATTGGCTGGTCTGCGGTCTTTAACAACTTGGTCAAGAAAGGAAGAATAATTTTTTCAACTTGTTGCAATCTTTGTTTATATTCTTCAACAGTGTCATCTTTTTCCGCAATTACAGATTCATAATCTTCTTCTTGTTCCGCAGTAAAACCAAAATCATCATCACCATACTCATCAAGAACTGCTTTTAAATCGAACTTAATTTCACTCATCATTTATCCCAATTCTTCTGTGCGGTGAAATTGGCAAGACTAAATTCGAGTCTATCGACCAGTTTAACTGCGGTGCCTTTTAATTTATCTACTGCCACAAAACCTTCAGGATTTGTAACTTTAAATCCATCTTCCGTTTTCAAGAAACTACCTGTCACTTGTTTCAGTTGTTGAAGTTTCTTGATAATCATATTTTTCGAATCTACCAAATCGTTTTGCAAATCAAAAATACGTTTCAAGTCAGCAGAGTTGTTACGCAGAAAACGCATAACTTCTCCCTTTTCTTTTTCACGTTTAAGTTTCGTTTCTTGTTTCTTAACAGACAAGATTTCTTTATTTAATTTATCTTCAACCCATTTAATCAAATCATTTGTGTGTTTGGCTGTGTCGGTGATATGTTCACCAGCTCTCACTTTTGTATTATTAAATGTTTTGATGTATGTTAGAATCGCATCAGAAGCTGCGATACGGTTCATCGTCATAGGATTGATTGTCTGAAATAACTTGCCGGCATCGGATAGAATAGAGGTAATCTCTTTAGTTTCTTCTGCGGTGAATGTTGCAGTACCTGAAGCATCAACAAAATATGCATCACGGAACCAAACATCTTTAGTTGTATTCAAATGATTGATATCAATATTGAATGACGCTCTCATATCTTCCATGGTTTTACCAATGTAAGAGGTGTGAAACACAACACCAACTTGAGCATCTAACATTGCTCTTGCGAGTTTACTGTCCGCAGGAACGGCATAGACGATGGTATTGGGCTGAAAAGTAATATATGATACACCATCGATAACTTGTTTGTCAATATCTCCTTTGGTGAACATCATGTCACCTTGAAGAACTCCTTTAATGCCTAATTTAGGCAAATAACGTAGAGCGACTTTTAATTTCTTATTTAAACCTTCTGAAGGATGATTGTTATCAATATCTGCATCGGTGTAATTTAACTTAGGATTGGCATTAAAAACACCTTTAGTGCCGACAAAGAATTTACCATTCTCTGGATTAATACCTGCAAAAATAGCAGGCGCACCGTCCCATTTTGTTGTTATATTTACTTTCGATTCAGTATGACCAGCAAGCATGTCTCTAAGAGAACGTAGAAAATTGATAGCATCACGAGCACCAGCAACACCTCGATTCAAAACTTCATCTTCGATGTGTTCAAGGTGAACGTTCTTGCCTTCTTTTGTGGC